TAGGATGGAACTTCATCAGCCGGATCGATCACCTCGATCCGGTTGATGGTCACGTCCTATTCGAAAAACATAAAAGGATAGTAAGTCTGGACTGGCGTTCAGCCACAGACATACCGTCCTTTAAATCAGCACACATGGTGATGGGTAGACTCCTCGAAAAGATGAGACTACCTGCCTCCATACTCGAACCCATTAAATGTATATGGCCTGGTCCAAAGGACATATACATTAATGGAAAGTTTCACTCGGTCCAGGTCAATGGAGTCCCCATGGGGGATCCATTGACCAAGTCCAATTTATCCTTAGCTCACCCTATCTGCGAGGCATACGCCTCAAAGAAAGAGCCGAGCGTAAAAGTCGTGCACGACGGCAACGGGGATGATACTGCTATCATCCTCGGTGCTGACGAGCCATCAAAAATGATCAGGTGGGTTCAGTACTTCAACAACGCGGCAGCGATGTTGGGGTACGAACTCTCCGAAGACGACTTCTTCGTGACAAGTTCCTGGGGAACTTACTGCGAAGAAGTCTTTCATATTCCACTTGACCGCTTTAACACCGTACGAACGGCGTCAAAGCTCAAGGACAACAGATTGTTGCCATACCTAGATCATCCCAAGATGAGACTGGTATTGGACACAAAGAAAGATAGGAGAGATTACTCATCCGTCAAAGACGGTAAGTACACTCTCTTGGGTAAAGACACAGAATACTCGGAACAAGGTGTTGAAGGACACCTGTTCCAAGTAGCCTCTGTAATGCAAGAAATATGCCTTGGACTGAGATACGAGCGTAGGCCCGTATATCTTCCAAGACAGATCTTTAGTGTTGGCAAGATGCCAGCTTTCTGGAACACAGAAAGTTGGGCAAATGCCATATGGAGCCAGATTCCCAAGGTCGCGAACGTTACTGTTCAAGCCCTCAGGGAACTACTAGGAGAAGTTCCAAAGAACTTGACTAACCTAAGGTCAGTCAAGACTATGGAAAGACATTTCGATAGCGAGGCCGTCACCGAGGTATTTTCAATACCCGAGGACGACCCGATCAGAAATTACATAATCGTCCCAAGGGACCTTGCAAGCAAGGTCCCTCCGGGCGTTTTAGATAGACTGGTTGCAAGTAAGCACCTAACCACCTCGTCAGAGGTGGAGGCGCTGTACTTGTACATGAAAAGAG